TCACGACACGTCCTCCCCGACCACGCCGCGCGAGCGCCCGGCCGGGGCGCTGCAGCGCTTCACTTCCTCCAGCTTCTCCTCGATGCGGAGCAGGTGCTGCGACAGCCGCCGGTCGACGTCGCGGATGAGCGAGAGCGGCACATAGGCGCGCGCCACCTCGAGCTTGAAGGCCGCGAGGTCGTCGCGGGTGCGGGTGACGACGTCGCTCTCCCGCTGGTCGCCGCGCTCGATGCGGTCCTGCAGGTCGCGGCGCAGGCCGTGGAGCATGGTGAAGAGGGCGACGACGATGGGCGCCTCCACGGCGGTGATCCACCAGGTCGGCTCGATCTGCATGGCGGCTCTCCTTGAAGCATGGGGCCGTCGCGGCCACCCTGCGGCGGACGCGACGGGATTGACGAACTCCGTGACACAGTGGAACGAGCCCTATCTCGAGACCTGCTGCCGCTCCGCCCTGCACCGGCTGACGCTGGTGGGGGGGCATGGCCGCCCGGACGGGCTGAAGGACGGCCCGTGCCTCGCGCGGCTGCGCGGGATGGGCCTGGCCCGGCAGCGCGAGGACGGGCGCTACGAGGCGACGGCGGAGGGGCTCGCGCGGCATGCGCGCGAGGTGCTGAAGCGGCGCGCCTGAGGGCGGTGTGGCCTCAACCGCCGCGCCAGGACGGGCCGCGCGCCGCCGGCGTGACCTGCGGCAGCCGCACCGGCTCGGTCAGCAGGCAGCCCGCGACCGCATCCAGCGCATCGTCGCGCGCCGCCGCGGCATCCGGGCGCCAGGCCGCCATCTCCGCCGGAAAGGGCGTGCGGAAGACGGCCTCATGCGCATGCAGCCGCCGCCCGGCGAGGGCCGGGTCGAAGGCCGCGAGGATGCGCTCCGCCTTAGCGCGGCGGCTGTTGTGCTCGATGACGGCGCAGGGCGCTCCGGCGCGGGCCAGCTCGCGCCGCAGCAGCGACGGCAGGAAGCGGCCGAGGCCATTGGTCTCGACCCGCACCGCCGGCAGCAGCAGCTCGCGCGCGATGCCCGCGACGGCGCGGCATTGCTGCGTCGCCGCGTCGAGCGGACCGTCCGGGTCGTGCGTGATGTAGGCGAGGCGGTGCAGGTAGTGGTTCGCCTCGCCATCGACATAGGTGGCGGCGAGGACGCTGGCATCGCCCTGGCCTGGCTTCCCATAGGCCGGGTCCCAGAAGGCGCCGCCCGAGAGCAGCCGCCGGCCGAGCAGCGAGAGCTGCGCCCGGCCCCCGGCCTCGCGGTAATCCGGCTCCTCCGCGTAGCGGATGATCAGCGCCGGATCGAGCCGCAGCGCCGCTTCCGCCACCGGCTGCAGCAGCATCTGCCGGGCGAAGGCGAGCGGCCCGACCCGGCTGCGCAGCGCCGCGATCCCCTCCGGCGTGAAGCGCTCCGGCCAGGCGCTGCGGCCGGCGCCGTCGAGCAGCGGCAGCGTCATCCTCCGGTAGCCGCGCAGGAAGGCGCCCTCCGTCGTCGGCGGCGCGTAGATCGTCTCGGCGCAATGCGGTGTGCCGACGAAGAGCAGCGTGCCGCCGGGCACCAGGATGAACTCGCATTCCGCCAGCCGCGTGCGCAGCTCCTCCCGCTTCGCGGGCGTGTCGCAATTGCCGGCGACCTCGACATCGTCGCAGATGATCAGCTCCGCCCGGGTGCCGGTGATGTTGCCGCCGAGCCCCTGCGCCAGCATCGAGGGATCGCGCAGCACCGCCTGCCGGGCGACGGTGAAGCGGTCCATCGCCCAGTCGCCCGGCCCGGCGGGCAGCAGCGGCCGGCAGAGCGGGTGGCGTTCCAGGATGCGGCGCACCTGGGCGACCATCTTCACCGCCAGCGACTGGTCGGCGGCGAGCACCAGGATGCGGGTGTCCGGCGCGCAGAGCAGCCGCCAGGCGCAGAACAGCCCTACCAGGGTGGACTTGCCGCAGCCACGGAAGGCCATCAGCACCAGCCGCTGGTCGCCGGCATCGCGCCGCGCCTGCATCCAGTGCGCGATGCGGCGATGCGGCAGCGGCGTCGGCTGCGACTGGAGGATATTCCAGATCAGGACGAATTCGAGGAAGTCAGGCGTCTCCCCCCGCGTCGTCATCGGCCTCCTCCATCGCGTCCTGTGGGGTGGCGGCGAGCTGCCGGCGGGCCTCGGCCAGGATGCTGCCCAGCGCGTCCTGCTGCGCCGTGTCGCCCTCGCCCTCGGTGAGCTTCTCGAGATGGTCGAGATGCGCGAGCGCCGAGCGGGCCGCGGCATGGCGGGCGGCGAAGGCCTTGCTGTCGCCGCGCTCGGCCTCGGGCATCGGCCGGCCGAGGAAGTCGACATAGCTGTCGAGGACGAGCCGCGCCACGGCGGCGACGTCGATCTCGACCGGCAGCCTGCGCTTCAGGGCCATGGCCGTCAGAGCCTCGGCTTGACGGCGCGCAAGAAGAGCGTGCCGGTCGTGCTGGCCGTGGGGATCGGGGTCGAGGCGTGCCGGTTGGTCACGCGCGCGGCGACCGATCCCTGCGCGCCGGTCTGGGCCACCGCCGCCGTCCATTCGAGATAGGCAGAGGCCTGGCCGCCGAAGCTCGCCTGGACGTAATCGCCCGACTGCACATTGAGCAGCGGCACCGGCTGGAAGGTCGAGGCGTTGCCGGCAAGGCTCGGCAGCGTATAGGCCAGCGAGGCGGTGAGCTCCCGCGTGCCCCAGGCCCGGCCGGCGCCGGCCAGCACCTGCGGCGCCTCCGTCGCCGGCGCGAAGAGCCGGAGCGACTTCAGCAGCGCATTGGCATTGCCGCCGCGCACGCCGATCACCGCGAAGGCGGCGTTCGGCGCCAGCGTCACCCGTTGCAGACGGTTCAGCGCCAGGCCGCCGACCAGGCTGTCGAGATCGGCATTGCCCTCCCACCAGTAGGAGGGCGCGCCCTGCCAGACGGCGTTCATGTTCGACCACAGCACCGGCGCGCTGCCGTCCATCACCGCCTCGGCGGCGGTGAACTGCATCGCCATGGGCCGCAATCCGCTGCCCTCGGCGGCGAGGAAGAACTCCTTGCAGGTGCTGCAGTCGACGACGAAGGCGAGCGCCCGGCTGGTCGGCAGCGTCACCGTCTCGGCGTTCAGGCCGAAGGAGTCGAGGCCGGCGAAGCAGAAGCCGTTCAGCGTCGAGGGCGGGCCGGAGGGATTGCCGGAGAGCGCCGCCATCCCCTCGAAGCCGATTGCGCTCGCATCCCAGCGGAAGGCGCGGGCGCGGACATTGCCGGCCTCGGCCACCAGCCGCGGCGTGCCCTGCGCCGCCGCCGCCTGGTGCAGCGGCAGCACCGTGCCGCCGGCACGGGTGGCGCCGGAATACTGCACCCCGCAGCCGGTGAAGCCGTAGGTCCCGACATAGGCGACGCGGTAGAGCGCATCGCTGAAGCCGCCGGTATGGCGGGCGACATAGGGCGAGCAGGCCTCCATTCGCACGCCCTCGGCGATCAGCCCGCGGCCATCGACCTCGACGAGGAAGGGAATGGCATCCACCGTGCCGGGCGTGCCCTGGCGCTGCAGCTCGAAGCCCGGCCCGAGGAAGAGATGCGCATTGTGCAGCCGGTAGGCGCCGGGCGCTGCCGAGAGCCGGATGCCGAAGCGGCCGATGCCCGGATTGGTCGCCGAGGCGCAGGCGAAATGCCCGCCATGGTGGCGCAGCGAGTTCATCCAACCGTTGGCCGTCAAGGTCCGCAGGTCGAGGCCGATGCGGTTGTCGGCGATGCGGCCGTAATGGATGTCGCTGTCCTCGCAGCCGCGGCCGTCGCCGACGAGCTGCACGCCGATGGTGAAGCGCTCGGCCCGGCGGATCTCGACGCGGCTGGCATCGATGTTGAAGATGCGGATGCCGACATCGGCCTCGTCGATCCAGTCGCTCTGGATGGCGCGCAGCACGCCGAGGCCGAGATAGGCCTTGCGCTGGTTGTTGACGGCGCCGCCATCGCCGAGGGTCAGCGCCGCCTGGCCGGGCGAGCCGGCATAGAGGAGGGTCCCCCGCATGGACAGGCCGGCGGCCGCGCCCGGCAGCAGCAGCGGCATGCTGGTGCGGAACAGCCCCTCGCCGACCTCGAGCACCTTGCCGCTGGCCGCGGCGGCGTACATCGCCGATTGCAGCGCCGGGCCGTCATCCGCCTCGCCGTCGCCGACCGCGCCGAAGTCGCGGGCCGACAGGGTCTCGGCCAGCTTGTCCTCGACCGTGCGCGGCACGCCGCCCGGGAAGGGCACGGTCATCGTGCCCTCGCCGCGATCGACCACCGTGACGGCGCCCGTGCTGTCGAAGCCCAGCAGGCGGTTGGCGCGGGCCTCGCGCAGCGGCAGCACCGTGCCGGTGCCCGGCTCCGAGAGGTCGAGGCGGAGCGCGCCGGAAAGGCCGTCCTTGACCTCCTGCAGCACGGCGACCTGGTAGTCCAGCTCGTCATTCAGGACGCGGGCGCGCAGGATCCCGTTGGCCTGGAAGTCGCTGGTCCGAGCGACGGGGAGGTTGCGGCGGATGGTGACGCGGCGGCCGGCGGCCGGCGGCGTGTCGAAGGCCACGACGCCACCCTCCGACGCCCCGGCACCGGCGACCTGATAGCCGCCCGCGAGCACGAGGCCATCGACCCGGACCTCGATGTCGTCGGCATGGAAGATCGGGAAGGGGTAGGTGAAGCTGGCCTGGTGGCCATCGGCCAGATACTGCACGCGCGGCGAGACGTCGCCGATCCTGATGTGCTCGTCCATCGGGCGAACTGGCTCCTGGAAGGGGGTGTGGGGGGAACCGGTCCCCCCTTCGGCCGTGCCCGCGGCAGGGCGCGGCGGCGGATGACCTTGTGGGGCTGAGCGTGATCGCCTGAGGTGGACCCACCGAAGGCGTGAGTCCGCGACCAAACAACGGGCTAATCGAGCAGGCTCTTCGCCGCGAAGCCGAAGGTGCGGCCGCTCTGCAGCATGGCGTTGAAGGTGCCGTCCGGGTTCAGCAGGCTGACGCGGCCCTGGGCGAGACGCGCGCTCAGCGTGGCGGCATCGGCATTCTGCTCGGCCGCCGCTTCCTGGGCGAGGCCGGCGGTCAGCGCCGCGCCCGAGCCGCCATCCGCGGCGAGGCCCGAGGCTGCCAGCCGCGCCCGCGTGGTGGCTATGGTCTTCGCCAGGGTGAGCTGCCGCGCCTGGGCATCGGCGGATTGCTGCGCCAGCAGCGCCTGCTGCCGCGCCGATTCCTGCTGCTGCGCGATCTGCACCTGCGCCTTGTTGAGCGCGGTCTGCTGCTGCGCCTGCCGGATGTTGCCGTAGACGGAGGCGCCGGTCCCGACCAGGGTGGCGATGGAGGCGAGTGCGGCCATCAGTCCGAGATCCTCGTATCCGTGGTGACGGAGAGCAGCGTCATGGGCAGCGGCGTGTCGTCGGCGATGCGCCAGAGCGGCGCCAGCGCGTCGCGCCGCCAGCCCAGGGCCCGCAGCCGGACATCGCCGGTGAAGCTCGGCGGCGCCGAGCCGAGGGTGGTCGCGTCGAGCCGGCGGAAGGGCACCGGCTGCGGCCCACGGCCGAGATCGACGGCGAGCGCCCGGGTCTCGAGCAACCGGAAGGTCACCGCGACGAGGCGCAGCGGCGCCGCGCCGGTGCCGCCGCCGGCGCTGAGATCGGGCGGCAGCGGTTCGACCACATGCGTGAAGGGCAGGCCGACCTGCACCTCCCGCGCCGGCGGATCGAGCATGACCGCGCCGCCCGTGACGCGCGCCTCGCCACAGGGCGCGCCATCGGCGACGACGCCGACGGTGCGGCCCTCCAGATGGCCGAGGCCGCTCCAGCGGTCCTGCTCGGCCGCGCTGCTGCCGGTGAGCGCGGCATCCAGTGCCAGCGCGTCGTCGAAGCGCTCCAGCCGCTGCGTGCCGGCGCGCTCCACCACCGCCCAGACCGTGCCCTCGATCTCGGCGAGGGAGCGCACGGCGCCGTCCGTCTCCTGCGCGCACCAGGCGGTCACCTGCTCGGCGCGGTAGAGGGTGAGCGTCGCCAGGCCGCCATCGGCCATGGCGACATGCAGCAGTCGGCGGCGCTGGTCATAGGCCATGGCGACCGGGTCCTGCACCAGGTGCTGCGAGACCAGGGCGAGGTCGTTTGCCTGGTAGAGCTGCTGTACATCGGTATAGGTGAACTCGTAGATCCCCTTGCCGCTGCGGGCGGCGAAGAGGGTCGAGCCATCGACATCGACCGGCTGCACCAGCCGCGCCACCGGCGAGCCGACCCGCGTCTGCCGGTCGAGCTGGATGTTGCCGGGCGTCAGCGGCGTGCCGCTGACCATCCACTCGGCGCCCGAGGTGAAGACCTGCAGGTGCTGGCCCGAGAAGACGGCGCGGATGGCGTTCACCTGGTCGGAGACCAGGCCGAACTCGATCGCCTGGTCGTCGAGGCCGGTGCCGAGGTCGAAATTGAACAGGTCGCCGGTCCGCGACAGCCAGAGCCGGTTCGGCAGGTCGCGCGAACCGCCGATCACCAAGCGGTCCTGGTGGAAGCACAGCGTCGCCGGCCAGCCGCGCGCCGGGGAGAAGGCGGCCTCCTCCCAATCGGCCGTGGCATCGGTGCCGGCGAGCGTCTCCTCCACCACCGCGCTCGCCGCGGTGCCGCTCGCCACCGCCGTGACCAGCAGGCGGCAGCCGGCAATGCGCAGGCGCGTGCCGACATGGCCGGGCTGGAAGGCCGCGGCCGAGGCGGTCAGCGTCACCGAACCGGTGGTCGCCGAGGCGGCGAGGGTGATCGCCGGATCGGCGAAGCGGAAGAAGGGCTCGCTCAGGAAACTCCAGGGCGTGACGGTCCAGACCGTGTGGCTGGTCCGGGTGATGCGCTGCGGCACCATCTCCGGATGGCAGAGCAGCAGCGTATCGGCATTCTGCGTGTAGGCGAGCTGCGGCAGCATCGCCGCCGTCCAGGGGCCGGCGACGGTCGCGACCGGCGCATCGCCGATGAAGACCTGCAGCGCCCCCTCGGTCAGCACCAACAGGTAGGTCTGCTCGGTGTTGAACTCGAAGGCGATGAGCCTGGCGGCACCGGGCAGCATCGCCACATGGCGCAGGCCGGGCCGGCGCGTCACGCCGCCGGTCGGCTGGATGAAGACGTTGCGCAGCCGCCGCGCGCCATTGGCATAGGCGCGCAGGTCGGGGCGGCCAAGCAGGGCCGAGGCCAGCTCGCCGGCGGTGAAATTCGTCTTCAGGCTGCGGGCTTGCACCATGGCTCAGCCCCGCACGCTGACCAGCGGGAAGTCCTCGATGGCGCGCGGCGTCGCCTGCTGGCTGTCGGCGCGGCGCGCGGCGCGGAACTCCGCCTCGGCCTGGGAGGCGAGGAGCTGCGCCCGGCTGGTGTTCTCGGTCAGCGGGATGCAGAACTCGGCGGCGAGGCGTGCAACGAGGGCGGCGGCGAAATGCGGCGGGAAGGCGCTCTCCTCGGGGCGGAAGATGTAGGACAGCACCACCTGCTCCGCATTGCAGTGCAGCCGGTTCTCGAGGATGCGATAGGCGAGGCCGCGGCCGCGATTCGGCATGCCGGCGGAAAGCGCGCGCAGGAAGCCGGCGGGCAGTTGGAAGGCGTGCAGGAAATCCGCCTGCGGCTGCGCCGCCAGGCGCGGCAGCGTCTCCTGGCCGGTGGCGAAGCTCCAGGGATGCGCGGCCAGCAGCGCGTCGCGCAGGCCGGGATAGAGGTTGGCCGCGACCTCGGCCTCGGCGGTGCCTTCGTCGAGCGAGGCGATGGGCTGCGCGCCGATCTTCAGCAGCGCGCGCGCGCAGAGCGCGAGGGCGGAGAGGGCCATCGAGAGGAACTCCGGCAGGACGGGAAGCGGGATGGCCCCACCCGCGGCGGGGTGGGGCCGTGCGGCAGGGGCTATTCCTTGCAGCGCATCCGGACGACGCCGGTCTCGTTCACCAGCACCGCGCCCTGGCTCATCATGGTGTTGACGAAATGCGCGGCGCGGTCGCCGTGCCAGGTGATGTCGGTGGTGATCTCCATGCCGGCGGCATGGCCGATCGCCGTCTTGTGGTAGAAGTAGCAGTAGCGCAGCGCGCCATTCTTGCTCAGGCCGCTATGCGGGATCCAGGTGGCGCCGAGCCAGCGCTTCGCCTGCGTGCCCTTCCAGGGCAGGTCGCCATCGCCGACATACTGGGCATTGGCGAATTCCTGGATGGTGAGCAGCTCGCTCCACTGCTTCCAGCCGACCACCGCGTAGCGCTGGCCGTCATCCGGCACGTCGGCATTGCCGAGCATCTGGAAGGCGAGCAGCACCTTGGCCCGGGTCAGGCCATCGGTGTCGGTCTCGCCCGAGCCGGTGCCGATCGCCTCGCGCGTGCTGCTGTCCATCGCCGCGATGATCAGCTCGTCGGTCTTACGGCCGAGCGCGTAGGCGCCGGCATTCGCCGCGACGGCGCGCTCGTCGATATTGGTCTTCAGCTCGTCGAGACGGTCCACCCAGTCGCCCGCATAGTAGTCCTGCAGGAAGCACTCGACCGTGGTGTGGTCGATGTTCATGACCGGGACGACGCCGTTGCGCGCCTTGGCGGCCGCGGTGCCGGTGCCGACCTTGTGGAAGACGGTGGAGGCGCCGCGCACCTCGGTCTTGCTGCGCACGGTCGGGCGCAGCTTGGAGCCCTGGCGCTGATAGGCCTCCTGCACCTCGGCCTCGTACTGCTTGATGAAGGCCTGATCGATGGACGCGGACATGGTGCCGTCCTTCTGTTGGTGGCGGAGTGGAACACGCCGATCCGGTTGGCCGGCGGAGCCGGGCCATCGCGGCGCGCAGGGCCGCGCGCCCGCCGGGGCGGGTTGGGCGCGGCCGTGTCGGGGGAAGGGGCGGGGAGGCGATCGCGGCCCATGGCCGATCGCCTCGCCCGCCCCCGGAGGACGGGGCGAGCCTCCGCGACGGAAGGCTCGAGCCCCGCCTAGTTCATGCCGAGCCGCGCGGAGGCGCGGCGCCCGGTATCACCCCGCATTGCCGACCAGGCGGCGGAAGCCGTCGGTCACGCGCTGGATGAACTGCGGGTCGCGGCTGCGCCAGTAGCGCGGGTCGCGCATCAGGGCGCGCAGCTCGCTCTCGCTCTCGGCGCCGGGCGGGGCGCTCTCGCGGGCGAGGCCGGGCTCCTGCCCGCGCATCATCTGCTCGAGCGCCATCACGCCCTCGGCGGTCGAGGCGAGCGCGGCATAGACGGTCGGCGGCAGCTTCGCCCGGCCCCAGGCCGCGAGCTGGCCGGCGATGCGGCGATAGGCCTCCTCGCCGCCGAAATGCGCGACGAGCGCGGCACGCTGCCGGTCGGCCTCGTATTCCGCCGCCGCCTCGGCGATCAGCGGCAGCAGCTTCTGCGCTGCGAGGTCGTAGACGAGCTGCGCCTGCTCATGGCTGAAATGCGCCGCGTGCAGCTTGCCGTTCACCTCCGGATCGGCGCAGCAGAGGTCGTGCGGCGCCGTGATGCTGTAGTCCTCGGGCGTCTCCGGGATGCCCATGGCCTGGCGGAAGCGCTGCAGTTCCTCCGGCGCGGCGTCCGGGCCCGGCCGGCCGGTGCGCTGCGACATGCGGCGCTCGAGCTCGAGATAGGATTTCAGCAGCGCCTCGGTGCGGAGCGTGCCGCTCGCGGCATCCCAGAATTTCTCCGGCACCTCGGGCGGGCGGGTGGCTGGCGTGGCGGCCTCCGGCGTCGCGGTCTCGGCCGGCGGCTGCAGCAAATCCTCGGGCATGCGGATCACTCCCGGATGGGGGTTGGAAGGGGCGCGGCGCCGGCGGGCACCAGCACCTCGGCCGGCGCGCCCAGTGTCCGCGCCAGCCAGCGCGTCGCCGCCACGGCATCGAGCTGCGCCGCGGCGCTGCCGCCGAGCGCGCCGACCGCCTGCAGGAAGAGCAGCGTGTTCGCCGCATCGGCGCGGCCCTGCAGCCGCGCCAGCGGGCTCTCGTAGCGCAGCGCGACCTCGCGGCCGTCGAGCAGGATCGCCGGGATCTCGCCGCGCCGGCGCAGGATGGCGAGGCAGCGGGTGACGAGCGGCGTCAGCAGCTCCGCCTGCAGCCGGCCATAGGTGGCGCCGAGCAGCCGCGCCGCCTGGGCCGAGCGCTCCAGCACCTCGGTCGCGGTCATCGCCGCGCCCTGCAGCGGGCCGATGCGGTCGGCGAGGAGGGCGCCGCGGATGCGGCTCCGCAGGTCCTGCAACACGAGCTGCGAGACGTCGAAATTGCCGGGCGCCGCGAGCGGCGTGAGGCCGGCGCTGCCCGGCGCCTTCGGGATGATGGCGCCGGGGATAAGCTTCACCGTATCCGGGTTCAGCACGCCGTCATCCTCGGCCTGCCAGATGCCGGTGACGGCGATGGAGGCGTTCTTCAGGACCAGCTCCACCACCTTGTTGGCGGTGCGGATATCCGGCAGCGCCTTCATCACCGGGCTGCGGCCATAGGTCTCGCCCGGCGCCTTCAGCCAGCGGAAGGCGATGGCCGGGCTCTCGGCGAAGCGGCCCTCGGCGAGCGGCAGGGGGCGCGTCGGGTCGGCGAGCAGCGCGGCATAGCGGGCGCCGCCGCGCTCCGGCCAGACCACCTCCAGCACCGGGTGCTGCGTCGGGTCCGCCGCAGCCGCGGCACGCAGCAGCTCCGGCGGCAAGGCCGCATCCGGGAAGCGGGCGTGAAGCGCGGCCGCGGTCAGGCGTGCCTGGCGGTAGACGGTGGAGAGGCGGCCATCCGGCCCCTCCTCCAGCACCGCGGCCCGGGCCGGGACGGCGGTGAAGCGGAAGGCCGAGGCCTCGCCGAGCGGCGCTTCCTCGACCAGCAGCAGCGCGGTGCCGGCGACGACCAGGTCGAGGAAGGCCTGGTGCATCTCGACGGCGAAATTCGAACGGTCGAAATGCCCCTGCAGCACCGTCGCGGCATCCTCGAGCGCCTCGGCCGCCGCGCGGTCCTCGACCGGCTTCGCCGGGGCGAGGCCGAACCAGCGGGACCAGGGCGGCGTCAGCTCGGCCAGCAGCGAGGCGGCGAGCTGCTCGGCGGCATCGGCGGCGGTCGCGTCGAACAGCGCCGGACCGCCGGTCGCGGCCGGCAGGACATGGTCGTAGCAGGCCTGCCAGAGCGGCTCGAGCGGCCGCCGCTGCTCCAGCGCGCGGCCGAAGCGGGCCAGGATGTCGTCGGGCTGCATGCGGCTCATTCCCCGAGCAGGGATTTGCGGGGCAGGCTCGGCAGCGCGTCGAGGACGCCGCGCGCCGAGGTGGCGATGGTGCCCTCGAGGCCGCGGCGGGCGCGGGTCCGGGCAGCGGCGCGCGCCGTATCGCCCTGCTGCTCGGGCGAGGCGGAGGTCGTGACCGCCTCGGTCGCGGGCTGCGTCTGCACGACGACCGGCTTCGGGGCGCTGAACAGGCCACCCATGCGCGTCACCTCGTCAGGTTCGGGAAGCGGCAGCCGATCCGGCCCCGAAAAGCCCGCGGGCCCGCCCCCGGTGAGGGAGGCGGGCCTGCGGCAGGTCGGGGGGGAGGATCGGGAGGATGCCTCAGGGCGCAGTTCGCCCGTTGGCAAGGAGAGATTTACCGATATCGCAACGATCAGTCAAGACATTTTTCCTAATTATCAGGTTGACACCACAAGATCAAGATTTAGAATGAGGGCATGAGCAAGCTCTCCGAGCCGCATTTCCAGAACGCCGAAGCCGCCCGCGAGTGGTTTGAGGCGCAGCGTTGGCCTGAGGGTCGGGTTTGCCCCCGCTGCGGCACGGTCGGGCGCTCCTACGCGACCAAGAAGCCCGGCGTGTACCGCTGCGCCGAGGCGAAGTGCCGGAAGGACTTCACGGTCATGGTCGGCACCGTCATGGAGCGGAGCCATATCCCGTTGCATAAGTGGCTGACCGGCTTCTACCTCATGGCGTCGAGCAAGAAAGGCGTCTCGGCGCACCAGCTCCACCGGACGCTAGAGATTGGCTATGAGGCCGCGTGGTTCATGGCTCATCGCATCCGGGAAGCCATGCGCGAAGGCGGTCTCCTGCCCCCGATGGGTGGCGAGGGCGGGATCGTTGAGGCTGACGAGACTTACTACGGCAAGGTCGAGGTACAGCGCCCGCGCCGCAAGCGCCTCGGCCCGCCAACCAAGGGCGGCAAGTCAGGCCCTGCCGGCAAGCGCGCCATCGTCTCCCTAGTGGAGCGCGGCGGTTCCGTCCGTTCATTCCATGTCGCAGTGGCCGACAAGGCGACCGTGCAGAAGATCGTCACCGAGAATGTGTCGCGCGAAGCCGAATTACATACTGACGAAAGCCGGCTCTATGGCGGCGCTGTCTCGCACGTCGCGTCTCACGAGCGGGTCAAGCACAGCGCGGATGAGTATGTGCGGTACGACCGCCGCCCCGGCGGGACTGTCCGCATCCACACCAACTCAGCCGAGGGCTTCTTCTCGATCTTCAAGCGCGGGATGAAGGGCATCTATCAGCACTGCAAGGAGAAGCACCTGCATCGCTATCTGGCCGAATATGACTTCCGGTACAATCATCGCGTGAAGCTTGGCTTTGATGATCTTGCCCGGACGCGCATGGCCGTGAAGGGTGCGGAAGGCAAGCGGCTGACCTACCGGCAACCTCACTGAGCCAGATTACAGCTTCGCTCTGAAACGCTTCCTGCGATGGCTGCGAAAGTGTCAGAAAAAAAGCGGCAAACTAACCTAGAGCTAAGATCGGAAGCTGAGGACATTTTGCTTGAAACGGGAGCTGTTGACCGGTGCCCGAACCACTATGACGTTTTGCTCATCCAGGGCACGACGCTTGCTGTTTGGCGAGCGAGAACGATGGCGGTCGAGCTTGTAGAAGCCGCCGGCGGTGACCCAATGCGCTTATTGCAGGAAATCCGAGACGCACTCGCTGGTGCAGTGGACGATTGCCCGCATTGTAAGGGCAATCGTCTTTGATGACGTTATAGCCGGCTTTCCGACTGCTCCGCAGCCGCCGCGCTGGTCAGATCAGGCGCTTCATTGCCCCAACAAATCCAACCCTTCCTGCATCGCCGTGCGAACAACTCGGCTTTGGATAGACCAGGATACATTTGGTCAATGGCGTCCTGCACGTCATCAGGCTTTTCGCTATGGCGGCCTCGGGGCGCGAACACAGTCTGTTTGATCGCCTCGCTAGCCAGCGGGAGCGGGCGCCCACGTGGTTGGGTTGAGCCTGCGATTACAAACTCTGTAAGAGGCTTCGTGATGCTTGGGCGAACGCCTTGCGCGCCTATGGGGCGGCCGCTCTGCGATGTCTTACACCAGACGAACGCGACACCCCGATAGTGCAGACCCCAAACACGGAGAAGGTCCACCGCGCGCGCCAGAGACGATGAGGTGCACCACATGAACACAACCGCTTTGCGCGCAAGGATGCGCCGCACTGGAAGTGCCGCTAGCTCCCCATCTGTCATGAGATCGTAGAACTTGCCTGCAGCAGCCCATTTGTCCGGCGAGCCCCAGTGGTTCCAGGGCGGATCCGCAACCACTACATCGAACGGTCCCGATGCCTCTAATGCCGCCCATGATCCAGTCGCCGCAGTTGGCAGATGCCCGTCCATTCGATCGGTCCCCCTCGCCGCGACCCACGGCCGCGAATCGGCATTTAATTGAACGAATTCAAAACTGTCTAGGGGTAAGTGGTGACATTGTTTTGGTTGGCCAATCGTCAGGCATGCGTAGAGGCTGTAACGCTTCACGTTCAATCGATGAGCGACCATGTCGAACGAAGAAGGGAGGGTTCCGGAACAGGCTCTAATTGTTCCGGCTCTGATGTTGCTTGTTGCCGCCCCCAATTTTCAGATGCGAACAGCGGAGATCAGAGAGCGATTAGAGCGGATGTTCAATGTGACGGGCAAAGATGCTGAAGTCGTTGACGGGCAGACCCGTTTTTCCCAGAAGGTCCGCAACCTTGTCTCTAACCGCACTAAGGGCAACAACATCGTCCACCTGGGCCTCGCGGACTACATCCCGCATCCCGAAAAGCAAAATCAGGGCTCGCTCGCAATGAACGTGGCCGGCCTAAGCCTGCTCGAAAATATCGGCTTCAAGGTGACTGACCGAAAACGGGATGAGATCAGGGCAGCTGAAGCCGGGCGGGAACCTGCTCCACCGCCACAAAAGCGTCCGCGAAAGCCAAAGGCATAAAGCAGATCGAGATCTTCAACGCTCTATTGGCTGAGTTGGCTTCAACTTACGCTTCGGTCGCGGCTTGTCCTTCATCGGCTTAGGCGGTGTGTTGAGCGCCGTCTGCACCAGCTTCTCAAAGCGGCGTTGCGTGGCCTCGTCGTCGCAAGTGTCCTCGGCCGGGGCACCATCCGCCTTAGCCGGTTTGTTGCTCGGTGGTTGCATACGCGCCTCGCGACCAGTTCGGTTGCGCTAGCACATATGCAGCGGGCAACGCCACTACCACGCTGAGGCACGGCAGACATCATGAGCAACCCGCTGTTCGGTATTGACACCGATAGAGGTATGTTCCGGCGATACGAGGACCCGCTTTATCTGCTCGGATGCTCATTGCCCGATGACCCGGATGGCCTGCTTCTCGGCTTGGTGTCGGAGGGTGTGCGCCGGCTGAGACAACTTGATAGGTTTTACTCGGAAGCTTGGATGTGCGTTAATCGTGCCGTTGCTGTTCAACAATTGGCAGAAGCAGACAGGGAAAAATTTTCCTCGTCAAAACCTACTCTTCAACAAGCAATTGATGACGCTACCGACGCTGCCGAGGCATTTTATCTTTTTGGGTTTAGACTGTTTGATATAACAAGAATCTTGCAAACTAAGTGCAATGCAAACTTGCAAATAGTAGAGCCAAAGAATTTTAACCACGTAAGAAACCACCTAATAATTCATCCAGAACGATATAAACAAGAATTGCTATGGTCGGCGCATGTCACTAATAAAGATGGACGAGGCGTCGTCATAAAAATCAAACGCACAAAAACACGACATCCTATCACTCACGATCCCGGTCTTGGTCCAAATGCGACCGAGCTTCAGGAATACATTGAGAGGTGGATTATTCAGTTTTCCGAGCACTTGTCGCGGGCGACTTGAAAGCGGATATCAATAAAGCAACAAGCAATTCCTTTAGCTCGACGGCAAATCTTTCCTCGCTAACCCCAAACTCAAATCGATAATCATCTATCCAATCAACCTCGGTTGCGATGCGAACCGTATCTGGAGGCATGACGATTGATGTCGCCACTTTTGTAACGAGATCGCGGAAGGCGCTTGCTTCAATCTGATCAACATCATCATTGCGCGTCACAAGACGTGCCATGGTCTCGGCGATCGCTTTCATCATCTGAGGCTCAAGGTCAGTCATGCCCGAGCCCTCTGGCGACTAGATTTTGATCTTGTGGCGTCAACCGGATAATTAGGACATTTTTCCTATGTCCCGCAAGTTTCCGGAACAGGCCCCAGGGCGTCAGCGCGAAAGGCGCGTCGGCGCCGAGAACGGCCCGGCAGAGCGCGACGCAGGTGAAGGGCGAGAGCGGCGGTAGCAGGCGCCAGCGCGCCGGCCCCGGGGCGAAGGGGCCGGCGACGGCGAAGCCGGCGCGACGATAGAAGCCGGGCAGGTCGAAGGCGGGGGAGAGGTCGAGCCGCGCCATCACCAGCCGGCCGGAGAGTGGGTCGAGCACCGTCCAGCCGCTGGCATCGGCAATGGCGGCGAAGCAGTGGCGGTAGCCCGGGCGCAGCAGGCGGAGCCAGGGCTGGTCCGCCGTCCCGCCGAAGACGATGAAGGCGCGCTGGCCGGCCTGCGCGGCGCGGCGATGCGCCGGGCGCGGCCGGGCGCGCCCAGTGGCGCGCCCCGTGGCGCTCATCGTGGCCATCATCGCGGCTGCTCCGGCAGGCCGCCCGGGATGGCGCCCGGGAAGGCCAGGATCTCGGCGCCCTCGGGGGTCGGCAGCGCCGGGCCGTCGACGATGCCCTTCAGCCGCAGCGGCCAGTCGAGCCGCGACATCGCCTCGCGCCACAGCCGCCAATCCGCCTTCTCGCGCGGGTAGCGCGGGTCCGGCACCTGCTGCCGCTCGCCCCAGATGCGCAGGATGCGGACGTGCAGCAGCTCGATCCGCCGCTGGCGGTAAAGGCGGTCGAGGCATTTCACCACGTCGTCCGGCTCGCAGGGGCGGGAGACGAGGCCGGCGCCGGAGACGATGCGGGCGCCGTCGCGGCGGGCGACGAGGGCTGCCATGGTCCAGAACCAGGCCTCCTCCACGGTGCGGAAAGGCTGCGTCTGGGAGTGCAGGCGCGGGGCGGGGACCTGGCCGGGGCGGGGAGCGTTGGTCAT